TCGTCGAACCCCTCATGGCCACCGACGCCCTCCCTGAAGAACTTCTGTATGTAGTTGTGAGACCTCGGGACACCGTTCTCGTCTTTGAGGGCCAGGGATAATGCCTTCCAAGACAGTCCCAGCTCATCACAACGATCAAAAATCTTGTCGCCGTTCATTGCGCAAACATCCTTTTTTAAAATATTCCTGCCTTACGGAAAAATTTATAGCAGGCAGGTAGGTGGTAGTCAAATAGGGTTTGACACTGCCTACCGATTCGCCTACCTATTTGCCCACACGCCGAATCAGTAGGTAGGTAGGCAATGACAATCATCTACATCATCACAGGTTGGCTTCTCCTGAACGTCGCATTCGTCGCGATCCGTTGGAACGCAACCCGAGAGAAACCCCGGTCCCTCAATTTGAGGGCTTCATCATGAAACGGGTCGCACTCTATCTCCGCGTATCGACGGGCGAGCAGACGACCGACAACCAGATGCTCGCACTGACGGAGGTCTCCGCTCGCTCGGGATGGAAGATCGTCAAGATTTTCCAGGACGAAGGGATCTCAGGATCGAAGGGCAGGGACAAGCGCCCAGGTTTGGACGCGCTGTTGAAGGCCGTCAACTCGAAAGAGTTCGACATGGTGGCAACGTGGTCAGTCGATCGCCTGGGGAGATCGTTGGTCGACCTTCTCGGTATCCTTCAGGCATTGCATGACAAAGGTGTGGATCTTTTTCTGCATCAGCAGGGCCTGGATACCTCGACAGTCGCCGGTCGGATGATGTTTCAGATGCTCGGCGTCATCGCTGAGTTCGAGCGCGGCATGATCCGCGAGCGGGTCATGGCCGGGCAGGCTAGGGCAAAAAAAGATGGCAAGCATATCGGTCGGAAGTTTTCCGACATGACGACCGACGCCGACATCAGGCGCTTACGGGCCGAGGGATACGGCAAGATCAAGATCGCCAAGACGCTCAAGGTGGGCGTCAGCACAGTTCAACGAGTTCTGGGGAAATAGGGGACACATGATCACTAACTGCAACACTTGCGGCAACTACACTGTGCGGATCGGAAAAGAGATTGCCGGCGCGCGGACCATGATCGCCAAGATTCGATTGGACAAGTCTGGCCACTCTCAGATCGCCTCCATCCGACAGCTCAAGCTAGAGGTGGATTTGCTCCTCGCGAGTCTTCGATCGGATGATACGATCCCGACTGCAGACAATAATCCTCGCGCATTAAGTGTGGTCGCCTAACATGTCAGCCACACATCGTAATGCAACCACATCGCCGTGGACGGAAGAAACTCGGGCCGAGGCTATTCGCCTGGTAGCCGCTGGCGCCACGTATGAGGAGGCCGGCAACGCTGTCGGCGCCACCCGGAGCGCCATCGGAGGATTAATCAAGCGAGCAGGCCTGGCCAAGAACCCGCGTGGATTTAGACCTGAGATTACGCCGGAGATCCTGGCACAGAGGGAAGAGGCCAAGCGGATTGCCAAGAGAGACTCCAAAAGACGAGTCCGAGCCGCGGCCGGAATCACCCCAAAGCAACATGGCGAGATTCCGAGTGCGCCATTCACACCTCGGAAAGCTGCAGTCCGAGTTCGCAGCACGCCATTCCACAAGATGAACTTCTTCCACGGCTGCGCCTATCCGGTCGGCGAAGACACGTCTTACATGGTCTATTGCGACAATCCGAAGCAAGAAGACAGCAGCTACTGCCCAGGGCATCACGCCTTGACGCATCGTAGAATCGGCAAGCCCCCTGTCGGGCCTATAGCTTGGGGGAGTGGAGACCGTAACCACTCGGCCTCCCGAGAAGCTATGGCCATCGTTGATGGTGTCTCTGTCTGACCAAGGCGGCAGGTTGCCTTAGCCTGAGGAAGGCTTCGGATCTACTCCGTCAACCCAACACCCGCATGATGAAGATGATGACGCCGGAAGGCGCCTCATACTTCATCGTGCCTGGTGGCCGGCTATCGGACTCGGACGCCAAGAAGATCCTCGCACGCATCGACCTGATTGCGTTCGAGGACGGTCTCTTTCCTGGGAATTCCCAGGGCTGGAGGCTTGGATGAAGAATCTCCTTCTCAATGGCGATTTCCTCGACGTCATCAAGGGCGTGAAGGACTCTAGCGTCGACCTGGTTCTCACGGATCCTCCGTTCAGGGTGATTGCGGGCGGATCGAATGAGTCACCCTTCAAGGGGAACGCCAGAGGCAGGCCTCGAGGAATCCTCACCAAAAACGACGGCAGGCTCTTCAAGCATAACGACATCACTCCGTCGGAATACATGCCTGAACTCTACCGCGTGCTGAAGCCTGGACGTGATGCCTACGTGATGACGAACAACCTGACGCTTGCCTCGCTTCTAGAAGCCGGCGACGCAGCGGGGTTCAAGCGCCACGGCCTGCTGTTCTGGATCAAAAACACGCGGACTCCGAGCCGCTGGTACATGAAGAACACCGAACTGGTGGTCTATCTCTATAAGCCGCCGGCGCGCGCCATCAATGATCCTCGAAGCAAACAAACGTTTGAGGCGACCAACCCTCGCAACAAATCTCATCCGACAGAAAAGCCTGTCGAGCTGATGGAGCACTACGTCCTCAACTCGACTGAGCCTGGCTGGCTCGTGCTGGATCCGTTCATGGGCAGCGGCACGACCGGAGTCGCATGCGCAAACACCGGGCGCGACTTCATCGGGATCGAGATCGACCAGAACTATTTCACTGTTGCAAAGGCGAGACTCGCCGAAGCGACATCACAGAGAGAGGCGGCGTAACTATGAAGAATATCTATCTGGCAGGACCGATGCGGGGGGTTCCTTACTTCAACTTCCCGGCGTTCCACAAGGCGCGCGAGAGTTTTCGCTCCGAAGGGCATGCCGTGTTCTGCCCGGCGGAGAATGACATTCGTCGACACGGCAAGGATATCTCACTGAACAACCCGACCGGTAACGTGGACATGGCCGTGGCCGAACATCAGTTCGATCTCGCAGTGGCCATCTATCAGGATCTCAAGTTCATCGCGCTTGGCGACGAGAATGGTCGCTGCACCACGATCGCTTTTCTTCCTGGTTGGGAGTTCAGCAGCGGCGCCAGCGGTCCGGAGTTCGCCTTGGCGAAGTTTCTGAAGCGCGAGTTCATTTACCTATGAGCAGCGTGTTTGCCACATGCATTCATGACGTTCCCATGAATGATGAATGCGCGAGTTGCCGGCAGGATTTCTGTGGTCAGCTCGATCCCACGCCACTGGCAGGAATCGAATATCTGCCATCAGCCACTAAGCCTTCCAACCCCAAGGACGCTCTCGGCATCAAGAAGGTGCCGTTCAGTACCATCTCGGCGCCGGTCCTGGCAGAACTTGGCGTGGCGATGTTGGAAGGTGCCTTAAAGTACGGCCGGCATAACTACCGCGTCATCGGAGTAAGAGCGTCCGTCTACTACGACGCGGTGATGGCTCGCCACATGCCGTCATGGTGGGAAGGCGAAGACGACGACCCGGAGAGCGATATCTCTCACGTTACTAAGGCCATCGCCAGTCTGGTGGTTCTGCGTGACGCCATGATCAACGGCACATGGGTCGACGATCGGCCGCCACGTCCTCCGAAAGGCTGGCTCGAGAAATTGAATGAGAAGGTGGTGAAGCTCCTCCTCAAATATCCCAACCCCGTAAAACCATACACCGAGGCGGATGGGCCATGGGGAGAAGAGATACGATGAGCACTAAGGAAGAATCCGACGCCGTCGACCTCACCAACTACATCCTGCAGGGCCTTTACGGTCGGACTCGAGGGTCCTGCATGATCGCTCTGACGGCGATGCTCGCGCACAGTCTGAAGGAATGGCCAATTGATACACGCTCCGAGATGCTTTCTCGGGTCGTGCAGGATCTGAAGAGCGCGGTACTGAAACACAACGTTTAAACACAGAACAGGAAGATCAACATGAATATGCACGTTCCCAATGCCTCGACCCAGACCTTCGAAGAATTCCAGAACGAGGTCGCATGTATCCAGGACGACATCTCGGATACTTGCGAAGGCTATGGCAACGCAGAGATCGTCTGCGGCGTCACCGAGTTCCTGGTTGAGGTTCTCAATACGATGCAGCCAGGCGTTGCCGTCTTCACGTATCTAGACGTGATCGCTCGCCTCACCAAGGCCGCGGCGGAGTTGGAGGGCTGGTGATATGGCAACAGCAGAGGACACCAGGACGACCAAGCACCTCGTTCGCATTATCCGCAGCGCCTGCGATGACGTTGAGGGGGCGCTCGTATTTACGGCGCTCGCCATCTCTGTCGGTGACGTGTTGCTTCAACACGACGATCCCCCCAAAATATACGAGGGGTTTGGGGAGATGCTTCAAAAATACATGCTGTCAGGAGGGATGAAATCATGATCACACTATCCAAACCGGTCGTGATCGTCGTCGGTGCGGACAAGGGAGGCGTGGGTAAAACCACGACCTCTCGTGCCCTGCTAGACTACTTCAGAGCCAACGACGCCCCGACGAGGGCGTTCGATACCGAATCCCCCCGCGGCACGCTCAAACGCTTTCACTCCGACATCACCGAGATAGTGGATCTCACTACGACGCCGGGTCAGATGCGGGTGTTCGATACCCTGAGTGCCGAGAACCCCTCGGTAACGCTCATCGACGTGCGAGCCGGCTTGCTCTCTCCGTCGCTGGCGTCGTTGAGGGACATCGGCTTTTTGGATATGGCCAAGTCTGGCCAGATCACTTTGGCCGTGTTTCATATCCTGGGAAGCTCGATTGCTTCGTTGGATGAGATCGCGCTCACGGCTTCCTTCATGGAAGGTGCCAAGTATTTCTTGGTCAAGAACCACGTCAACAACACCACCTTTTTCGAATGGGATGAGGCGACGTTCGCTTCCTACTTCAACAAGATCAAGGATTCCGTCGAACTCACCATCCCGAAACTCGACGAGATGGCGTTCGAAAAGGTCGAGGTCGAGTCGATCCCGTTCCTGAAGTTCGTCGCCAACAAGAACGCAAAGGACGAACTGGCGAATTTTTCCTTCGTGTTACGCGGCCAGGTTCGTCACTGGCTGGCGAGCATTTGGGCCGAGTTCGATCGGGTCAAGCTGACCGAGTTGGTTGGGGTGGCTCAGAAGACGACGGTGAAGCCGTGATGGAAAATTACCAGGAGACATCACGGGATGCATACGAGTTCTTCGCAAAGCATTCTCCCACACTTGACGAGCTAATCGTGGCTTCACTCCGCGTCGCTCCAAAGACCTGCAACGATATCGAAAAAGATATCGGTAGATCGCATCAAGCGGTCTCCGGCAATCTTCGGCACCTTGTTGAAAAAGGTAAAGTCGAAAACAGTGGAGAGCAAGGCGTAACAGACAGCGGTCGTCCTGCGATCAAGTGGAGGATTCCATGTTGAACCGCAACCAGATCACCCTACTGACCGAAGGCGACCTCTGCATGAAAATTGCAGAGGAATGTTCTGAGGTAATCAAGGCCGTACTGAAGCACGGTGCTCACGGTGCTCGTCCTGAATTTCAGGGCGTTCGCTACGATAACGTTCACGATGTCAACGAAGAATTTAGTCAGGTCGAAGATCTGATGGACGAATATCAGCGGAGATTCGGATCGTGAAGGCAACATCCAAGGCTGTATCGTCAAGAATCAACGCACTCTATGCGTTGATGGCGACCGCGGCGGCTAGGCGTGCGATCAGCAAGATACAGACTGCTGACGATTATGGCGAAGCCGGCAACTGGGCCGCAAATGCCGAGGAGTGGCTGATCCGAGCCGGCGCTGCGGCGGCTGGATATTACTACCGCCATCCTGAGGTGACTCGATGAAGTTGATCAAGAAACGGCGGACGGCCCCTAAAGAAAAGGGACCGTCCGAACACACCATACAAGTCAACCTGATGAACTATCTCGAATACGGTCTGCGGCCCGAGTTGGAATGTCGGGCGATTCCGAATGGTGGCCTGAGGAAGAAGAGCGTGGCCATCAAGCTGAAGGCGGAAGGCGTGAAGGCCGGCACTCCGGATCTGTTCGTTACACTCGATCATGGCCGCATCGGCTGGCTCGAGATGAAGAATGCGAAGGGGCGATTACTTCCGGAGCAGGAACGATTCCGCGACAAGGTTCTGGCTTTGGATCATTTCTGGGCGATGGCCAAAAGTGTCAAAGAGGCACTGATCATCCTCACCGGATGGGATGCCTTGAGAGAAGAGTTCATGGTCCACGAAGGCCAGGAACTCGATGAGGAGAATGAGTATCGCGTGTATGCGAACACTCATCCGGCTGGAGCGCATTTCTGAGCCTGCCCACAGGCGACGTAGATCCTTACCTGGACTACGGACCATCGAAGGCTCAGATCGAATCGATTGAGAAGTCGGCTGCACGTCGTGAAGCCAGACTGATCGAGCGTTCCAAGACCGAGCACACCATTGATATCGGTACGCCTCAAGAGCGGGCCGAACGCGAGAAGCACCTCCAAATGAACCTCTATCAGAAGGGGCTCGTGTTGGAACGCAAGAAGCTGTTGGAGGGCCCGCACGCGGAGCACTTCCAGAAGCTGTGCAAGTTCCTCGACCAGATGACACTGAACGATGCCGGCATCCTCATCGATGCCGTCAAGGATTCCGTGTGGCTGTCCGAGACCGATCAGCGAGCCAAGAACGACGCGCTGCGATTGATTGACAACACCATCATCAAACTTCGGGAGGAGGCAGGTCTGGCTCCGTTCGACGACTCCCTGATGGGCGAACCACCTAATGCGTACCTGGTGATCAGGAAGATTTTAACAGGAGTTGGAAACCTATGAGCAAGAAAGACACACGCACACCAGAACAGCAGGACTTTGATGAACGAGTCAGGCGCGCAGCCGCGTACGAAGAGCGGCTCGATGAGACTTTGACTCGTCGAGAGGTGATAGATGCACTGGAGTATGTGGCGGAAGACTACTCTGGACAGCATGGTTCTAACACACGGGATCTCCTCGCAAGAATCACGAAGGCTTTGTCATGAGCGTCGTCAAGGATGCCATGAACGCCTACGCCGCTACTCTCGATCGCGAGTGGGCCCATGATCGCACCCAGACCGTCGGGGCGTCCGAGGTCGGCGGCTGTATACGGAAGACCTATTACACCAAGAACGAGAACGACCCTCGTTTCGGTGTCGTACGTGATTCCGACTACGTGGACGGTTGGGGCGCCAAACTGCGCGGCACCCTGATGGAGAATCACTTCTGGGCACCAGCGATGAAGGCCAAGTACGGCGACAAGCTGCTGCTGTCTGGCCCAGATCAGCAGTCGTTTGTGACCGGTTTCCTGAGTGCAACACCGGACGGCATGCTGATTGATTTGCCGCGGGACTTCCTCAAGGACAATGGAGTTGCCGACATCGAGGGCGACTGCATCATGGCAGAATCCAAGACGATCGACCCCAGGGCAAATTTAATTGAAGCAAAGCCAATAAACATCTTTCAGACTCACGTTCAGATGGGCATAGTCCGCGAGCTGACTCCTTACAAACCAGGTTACTCGCTGCTGTCCTACACGGACGCAAGCTTCTGGGATCAGATTACCGAATTCCCCATCAAGTTCGATCCTGCGATTTACGCGGTTGCGAAAATTCGCGCCACCCAGGTCATGACGGCAACAAGTGCCAAGGATCTGGAGCCCGAGGGCTATCTCTCTGGCGGCAAGGATTGTGAGTATTGCCCCTTCACCGGGGCGTGCGGCGTGGTTCGGATTTCTGTCCCGACGCACCCTGAGAAGGACGTCGATCCCCAGTTAGCTGCAGAGTTTGCCGATATGGCGCGAGAGATCGCGGCGTTAGAGGCGACCGTAGGTAAGGACGAAACCAAACTCCGCACGCTCAAGCAGGCCCTCAAGGATCGATTGAGGGAAAAGAACAT